TCTACAGCCCGAGGTGGCTCAGGTTCAGCAGGCCTAATCTTCGCATGACACAGTGGACCCCTGAGTGGCAGTTAACAATTGATGATACTGACTACACGGACTTCACCCTATCTAACCTAACGATTACGTCTGGCCGAACAGACATTTATTCTCAACCTTTTGCTGGATATTGCAACGTCCAGATTATTAACCTAAACCAGTCCACAATAGATTTAGATGTTAATAACCAAATAACTATTAAATTAAAAAACTCTTCCGGGACTTACGTTAATATCTTTGGCGGGTTTATTACGGACATCGATATAAGCGTATCTTCAGCCGGTCCTTTAGGCATAAGCGAGACTATTTCAATCATCGCCTTAGGCGCTCTTTCAAAGTTACCTAAGACTCTTTTTAACGACGCCTTGGTCAAGGCCTTTGACGGAGACCAAATCTACGAAGTCTTATCTCAGGCTTTATTCAACACATGGAACGAAGTACCAGCCGCTTTAACATGGGCTGCTTACTCCGCAACGACTACCTGGAACGACGCTGAGAACTCCGGCTTAGGGGAAATCGATAGACCAGGGAACTATGAGTTAGCGGCTCGTTCAGCAGACAGCACACAAATTTATTCTTTAGCCTCAGCCTTAGCGACTAGCGGTTTAGGGTATTTATACGAAGACTCAGCAGGCAGAATTGGTTATGCGGACAGCACTCATAGGTCCCAATATCTTGCTGCTAACGGCTATGTTGACCTAACCGGAAACCATGCTTTTGCATCAGGGATCAGAACTAGTAAGCGCTCTGGCGACATACGAAATAACGTAACAATAACCTACAGAAACGCCGCTCAAGTAAGCGCTTCAGATGCTGATTCTATTGCTACCTATGGCCAGCAATCTTATGAAATTGTCACATCTTTACATAACAGTGCGGACGCCACGGAGCAGGCTAATTTTTATTTAACCCTTAGGGCCTTCCCGGAAGCCCAGTTCAAATCTATTACTTTCCCTTTAGGCAACCCAGAAATTGACAACGGAGACAGAAACTCTCTTCTAGGCACTTTTATGGGTATGCCATTAAATATTATTGACCTACCTACCAATATTAACTCTGGGTCTTTCCAGGGTTTCGTTGAAGGATGGACGTTTAAGGCTGGCTTTAATTCGCTCGCCATCACCCTCATGCTTTCCCCTGTGGCATATTCGCTTCAGGCTTTCAGATGGAACGATGTCCCGGCAATCGAGACATGGAATACAATTAACCCAGCCTTGGACTGGTTAAACGCTACAATAGTGGCCTGATAAGGAGAAGCAATGGCAAATACTACTAACTTCGGGTGGGAAACCCCCGATAACACAGACTTGGTCAAGGATGGCGCAGCAGCCATTCGTACCTTGGGTAACTCTATCGACACGTCATTCTTGGACCTCAAGGGCGGCACTACGGGGCAGGTACTTTCTAAGGCGTCTGCAACCGATTTGGATTTTTCATGGATCGAGCAAGACGACACTACTCTTTCATTTAATGCACAGACTGGAACTACTTACACTCTAGTAGCAGCAGACGTCGCTAAACTCGTTACTACCTCAAACGCTTCAGCAGTCACAGTAACCATCCCGCCTTCAGTATTTACTACAGGCAACCAAATTAACGTCCAGTCAATCGGCGTAGGACTTACCTCTTTTGCCGCAGGCGCTGGGGTTACTATCACTTCAACTGGTGCAACCGCAGCCGCTCCAATTTTAAGAGTGCGTTATTCTGCTTGCACAATTATCTGCACTGGTTCAAACACATTTACAGTAGTCGGTGACGTGGTCTAATCATGGGAATCTTAGGGATCATCGCATCAAGTAACTACACCAACCCAGCGCCTACTAGTATTGATTATCTAGTTATTGCAGGTGGCGCGGGTGGGGCTGGATATTCTGGGGCTGGCGGCGGAGGCGCGGGTGGATTTCGTTGCACCGTTACGGCAACAGGCGGTGGTGGAAGTCTTGAATCTGCACTAGCAGTTACAAAGGGAACGGGATACACCGTGACGATTGGGGCCGGAGGCGCGGGTGGATTAACTACTACCGAAGCCGCTAATGGTGTAAACAGCGTTTTCTCAACAATTACCTCAACTGGCGGAGGAGCAGGTGGAGGATATAAAGGTTCTTTCTACCCAGCAAAAACTGGTGGTTCGGGCGGCGGAGGAGCATATTTTTCTTTTCAAGCCGGAGCAGCAGGTACTGCAAACCAAGGTTTTACAGGCGGTAACGGTGCAACCAGCAATAATGATGCTGGCGGCGGCGGAGCGGGTGCTGGGGCAGTTGGAGGAAATGCAGGGACAAATGGAGGAGTTGGTGGCGCGGGAGTTGCAACATCAATTTCTGGTTCTTCAGTAACTCGCGCAGGTGGCGGCGGAGGAAGTAAATCTGGCGCTGGAACTTTTGGAACTGGGGGTTCGGGTGGTGGAGGAAATGGGTCTTATGAAGAAGGAACTCCAGAAAACGGAACTGTAAATACAGGTTCGGGTGGTGGAGGATCAGGAACTTTAACGGCTCCGCCAACAATTCAGGCTGGAAACGGCGGTTCAGGAATTGTAATTCTTCGATATCCAGATACTTTTGCAGACCTTACAAGCATTGGTGGTGGATTGACTTATGCAAAGACAACACCAACTGGCTATAAAGTTTACACATTTACAGCAGGAACAGGAACGGTAACTATCTAATGGCACATTATGCTTTCTTAGATGAAAACAATATCGTCACTGAAGTTATAGTCGGAAAAGACGAAACGGAAATAATCGACGGTTTAACTCCTGAAGAATGGTACGCAAACTACCGTGAACAAACTTGCGTTCGCACTTCTTACAACGGAAAAATTCGTTACAACTATGCCGCCATGGGCTATTCTTACGACCCAATAGATGATGCTTTTATTGCACCTATGCCAGAGTGCGGGCATGAAGAACTTTTCCTAAACAATATTAAACGATGGGAATGTTCTAATGAAGCCCATACTTTGTAAGGCTGGGCAGCAACTTCGTGAGCAATTCGACGATAGTTTTCCAGACCGAGATAGGGCCAGTGACGGGTGGATCGCAGATGCTCGCCATGTCGCAGGTGGTAAGTCTGACCATATTCCAAGCGCTGATAGCGCAACGGTTAGGGCTATCGACATTGACAGAGATGTATCTGGTTCAGCGAAGCCAGACCTCATGCCAAACATTGCTGACCAGATTCGACTCTGCGCCAAGGCCGGAGATAAGAGAATCTCATACGTCATATTCAATGGACGCATTGCATCGTCTCGCATGGGCTGGCGCTGGCGAAAGTATTCTGGAAGCAATCCGCATAACCATCATTGCCATATCTCTTTCACTCCAAAAGGTGATAGCGACTCTTCGTTTTTCAAAATCCCACTACTAGGAGGAACACTATGAATATGAAAAACCCTTATCTAATGAGCATAGGTGCTTTTTTGGCAGTCTGGGGTACTACCTCAAACTTCGCTTTAGATTACCGAGCAATCCTAGGTTCTATAGTCGCAGGTGTATTCGGATACGCCACGCCTAAAAAATGACAGCAGTGGATTATGCTGCTTGGGCTGTGGGTGTTGTCACTGTTCTTGGTGGTGTTGCTTCATATACGCAGTTCATGATTAAGCATTACCTGACAGAACTTAAGCCCAACGGTGGCTCAAGCATAAAGGATCAGGTCAATCGCCTTGAAGTGCGTGTCGATACCATAATCGAGATGTTAGGTAAGTAACACTTATCTCATGGCAAGAACCAAGAAGGTCATTGACCTAGATGCTTACTCAGCGCTAGACCAATACTGCATTGCTTTGCACGTTTATTACACCAGTCTGCGCAAGGCTGGATTCTCTACTGACATGGCTTTCTGGTTGCTATTAGATCGTGAATCTTATCCTGACTGGATTCTGCCAGCAAAACCTATCGAGAAAATCTCGGGTAATGACTACGAGGATGACGACGAGGACTAAATGACAGTAAAAAGAATTGCTTGGATTTCAGATATTCAGGCACCTTTCTTTCACGAAGCAGCAGTCAAGAATCTAGGAAAGTTCTTAAAGGTCTACAAGCCTCATCAAACGATTTGCATTGGTGACGAAATTGACCTACCGCAACTGGGAGGTTTTGCTCAGCCATGGCAAGAAGTCGAAGGCAACATTGATGAAGATCGTAAACTTACTTTAGAAATTCTTGAATACCTAGGCGTTACAGATGTCGTTGGGTCTAATCATGGGGCTAGAGTTTACAAATCACTATCGCGCAGACTGCCAGCATTTATGAATCTACCTGAGTTGCGTTATGACAAATTTATGGGCTACGACAAGGCTGGGATAAAGTACCACCCTAACGGCTTTGACTTTGCTCCAGGTTGGCATACCTGCCATGGAGACGCTTTCCCACTATCAAAAAGCCTACCCCCTTTAGAACTATTACAGTTAGAACACAGAACTTGTAGGTTCGACGGATTGTCATCGCCTCCATGAGTCCTTGGCACAATGTGGTCAACACTCAAGCGTTCTTCAGTGCCACACATCTGGCAGCATCCATCTCTTCTTATGATTTGTTCTCTTATGCGTCTCCATTGAGCAGTAGAACCTGAGCCTTTAAGACTGGACATAAATACTCTTATTACATCTCATACATAACGCATAGTGTATTGATTCATGAGACCAGTATCTAAGGTCATGACCAAAGAAGAAGCATCTAATCATTAGTGCCATCCTTTCTTAACCCAATGAGCCCATGCCTTGCATGTATCTCCATCATATCTGTGATCTATATATTTGAGGCCCAAGTGTATCTGTTCTATTGCTGATTTATCTTTAGCGATAGGGTTCTTTATCTGTAGTAACCCATATACATAATCCTTAGTAGGGCTTGATAAGTTACCTATGGCCTTTGGGTTCCATGCGCTTTCTTTACCTATAAGCCTTGATAGGCATATTGCTTCTTTCTTAGGTAAGACTAAACGTACATAATCTTTTGGTTGAATGGCATCTATTGAGCCACTATCTGCACTAGCCATAGGAATAGATAGAGATATCCCAATAACGAAGGCTACCCCCCGAGCGACGCGTAAGCGGCTCGGTGTGAGCCCTTGATGGGCTCTAGCCTGTAGAGTACCGTATCGTGGAAGCACATCCGTAAAAGTGCTGGTCAGAACGGCGTTGCGTAAGTTACTGGTCAGTAGAGTAAAAGCCACTACCTTTAAACTGGATATTAGGTACTGAGTAAATCTTCTGCATTGAACTATGGCAGAACTGGCATTTCGGATCATGTGGTTCATGGATTGATAACTCCTTCTCGTAGCGCAAGTTAGCCTCGCACTCTTCGTTGGTACATTCGAACTCATAAATTGGCATTAGAACACGTCGTGCATGGCACGTCCTTTAACTTCCACGATCCACATTGTGTGCATCTCTCAGGTTCTAAGTTTACCGTGTCCTGCTGAATATCCCCGTAACCTGCCTTAAGCAATAGTTGAACCAAGTCTTGAAATCTCATGAACGCCAGATACTTTGCAGCATCTTCGCCTTGTGAGTTCATTCTGACCACCACGATAGGCAATTCATCGGGAACTGCCGCTCTCTTCTCCACTTGTTTCAACCATGCTAGGGGCTGGAAATCGCTTCGAGCCTTGACTTCTATGTCGAACGGGACATTATGAATGTCTTTTCCAGACCCCCTACCGATGCTCGCGCTTCTCCACCATTGCGAGAGATAGGCTGCAACCACTCGCTCAGTACGAAAGCCTCGGTGTTTTCTGCTTTGACTTGGCATCGATTAAGTTATGCCCTTTCAGGAAAGCGTTTATTAAACTCACATGATCCGCATACGAATACCATTCCACCATCAGGACGATTCCACTCATTGACATGAGTAAAGCCATCACAATAGTCACAGTTATCGACTCCACCGAATCCAACGAACTTATAGTCTTCGACTGGATTGACGTAGCCTCTCATGCTTTACCTGCTGAATTTACTGTTCCGCAGTCTTCACAAATCCATTCGTTACGCAAGTAACGCTGTCTTATCTGTGTGCGGCTTGGAAACTTATTGCACAACTGGCAGATTAACTTGTAGCCAAGTTCTTCCAGCAATAGTGCGTTCTCCCTGAGATTGGCTTGCTGTTCTTCATTGGGAAATTGTTCCCACTCACCATCTTGGTTTAAGAATGTAACGTGTCCCATTATTCAGACCTTGGCTTCCATGAGCCATCTGCTGCAATGGAATACCACACAGGATCACAGTAATTTGATGTGCCATGAGGAGGATTGCACTTCCACATGCCCCACGGCTTGCCTGCTTTACTCGTGCCAGTCTTCCATACACGAGCCCCATGAGAGCAACTCTCCTCTGGCGTTGTGCCGCCAAGTACTGCCTTCACCGTCTCTACTGCTGACTCCATAGTCTGAGGTGCTGGAGTTTCCCATTGTGTCCATGGATCATCTGCCTTTGCTACTGGAACGTATTGCTGCGCTGTGTCATTCATTTTAGCCTTTGTCTGAGCAATAGTTGATTTAATGACTTCGGCGGCGGCGACTTTACCCATCTCTTCGCGAGAAGCACGCTTACCTTTAGTCGCATAACCTGCATTAGCAAGAGCCCGTCCAATAGCAGAAGTCTCACAATTCTCCAAGGCGCTCGTAGCATTAACTCCTCGACCCTGGACGGTTTCTTCAGCAAGCCCTGTTGTCCAAGGTCGAAGGTCAGCCTCAGTTCTAAATATAGAAGCCTCGACAATAAATCTAGAAGACTGGCTCTCCAATAGTTTCGTGTGAATCTGTCCATCTGGGTGATCCTTCCAAAACTTAATAAGGCGTTCTTCGACTGTCTCATAATCATCTAAATTAAACATATAGTTCATTCTCCTCTAAATGCAGTTGACCACTGATTGCGAAATATGCCGCTCCGTCAATATAATTGTCTGCCTTACCAGTTTCCATGCTTCTTGCGACTTTGACCAATGCCAAACACATTGCAACCTGATAATCTGTAACTGGCACTTCGAGGTATGCGCTCCAGAGTGAGGCTGTGCGCTGCATATTGTCGCTAGGGTGACCGTAATCAAGTCCTCGGTCTTGGATGGTTGCTCTTGCTTCGTTAAGGTAGTCACGGGCGTTCATCGACCAACCTGCTGAAGTTCTCGCTGTGACTTGCGGTAAGCGATACGGCCTGCGATTTTGCCGTGTTCATGTCCCTTTGAATATCCGATAAGAAATCCAAGGAAAGCGCCTACTAGCCCCATAAGAACTAATGCCTGATCTGTATTCATATTGCTCCCTTCGCGCCATATCTTGGCACTTAGAGCAGACTACCCTAGCGGGAGTAAAACCTCGATTGAACTTTGATAACGAAATGGTAACAATTCTGCGTCGTCCATGTGGTCATCGATGTCGCTTCCAATATCAACGTCTAGGTCGTCCATAAACCTTGCCTTGGACTATGAACGTGCCGTTCTTCTCAATGTAGATTAAGTCCACTTGGACGTTCTTGCCATGGACATACATGATGGCAAAACATTGCTGCCAGTTTGCCGACCCTTTCGTGTACGAGGCCTGTGTAAAGTCCATTAGGTTGCCTACCTCAACTCCATGGAGAACGCGTCCCATACGGCCTCCTATGGCTTCTGAGAACGATTGCCTACCAGCCCTATGCGTATGCCCAGAGACGATATTGACCCCCATGCGGCGTGCGGCTTCCATTGCAGATGCTCCGCCCATATTCTTAATTGGAGTGTGGTCGCCGTGGACTGCGTACCAGCCAGTAGCCAGTTGCATAGGCTTCTTGTGAAAGGTAATGCCCAGTTCATCGAACTTCATAAACTTTTCAAACTTGAGTTCTGGTAAGGATAAGAAACTGGGAATCTTCTTCATGATTATGTTGTATAGACGGTCTGTGTGGTTAGATCGTATGCAGTCTGTAACGCCTAGTTCCCAGAGGAGTTGGACGCATTGGTCTCGGTCATCGCCAAGGGTCTGCTCGTAGGCTTGAGGTGTACCTTCCGACCACTTGCTTATAGTCTGGAAGTCAATCTCGTCACCTATGGTAACTGTCTGGTCTGGCTTAAAGGTCTTGAGGAATCGTGCTATGTTCTGAGTTACATGTACGTCCTCGAAGGGAACTTGCAAGTCGCTCAGGATTACGATTTTCTTCATCAGTCCTCGTCGTCGTCCTCGTAGTCGTTGCCCGATATTTTCTCGATGGGCTTGACTGGCAGAATCCAGTCAGGATAGGACTCACGATCTAATAGAAGCCAGAAAGCCATATCAGTAGAGAATCCAGCCTTGCGCAGACTGGTGTAATAAACGTGCAAAGCAATGCAGTATTGGTCTAGCGCTGAGTAAGCATCTAGATCAATCACCTTCTTAGTTCTTGCCATGAGATAAGTGTTACTTACCTAACATCTCGATTATGGTATCGACACGCACTTCAAGGCGATTGACCTGATCCTTTATGCTTGAGCCACCGTTGGGCCTAAGTTCTGTCAGGTAATGCTTAATCATGAACTGCGTATATGAAGCAACACCACCAAGCACAGTGATAACACCCACAGCCCAAGCAGCATAATCCACTGCTGTCATTTTTTAGGCGTGGCGTATCCGAATACACCTGCGACTATAGAACCTAGGATTGCTCGGTAATCTAAAGCGAAGTTTGAGGTAG